CGCAAGGAGATCGGCTTGGACATGGTGATCGTGGACTATCTCCAGTTGCTCCAGTCTAATCGGCAGTCGCATGATGCGAACCGTGTGATGGAGACGAGCGAGATTAGTAGAAGCCTCAAGGCGGTGGCTCGTGAGTTTGACGTGCCAGTCATTGCCCTGTCCCAGTTGAGCAGGCAGTCCGAGTATCGTGAGGGTGGCGAGCCACGCCTCTCTGACCTCCGTGACTCTGGCTCTATTGAGCAGGACGCTGACATCGTACTCATGCTCTGGCGACCGAAGACTGCCGAGGAAGAGACGTACTTTGATACCGTCAACTTCAAGGTAGCGAAGCATCGTAACGGACCGATTGGCGACTTCTCGCTGATCTTCCGTCGGGCAACCACATCATTCGGGGAGGACAAGTGAACAGCGTAGCAGCAGCGATGAACCTCTCGCTTCGCAAGAAGCAGGAGATCGGTCGCCCAAGCAAAGCGTTCTGGAGGGGGTCACTTATGGGTGGCTGCCTACGTGCGCACTGGTATGATAGTACTGGCGTGGAGGGGAAACCTTTTGACGACGGCACCCTGCGACTCTTTGAGCGTGGGCATGTCGTCTCGGATACGGTGAACAAACTCCTCGCCAGTAGCCCTGCCTTCACATCCTTTGAGTCGGAAGTTCCTGTTGCTATTGAGCGACACGAATTTGCTGGCAACATTGATGCTGTCGTGCAGTGGGCAAACACTGGGCACATAGAGATCCTTGAGTACAAGAGCGTCAGGCAGAGAGCGCTGTCGTATCTCAAGGAGGTGAAGCCTGAGCATGCGATTCAGGCTGCGCTGTACTCCAACGCCCTAACTATAGAGCGGGTAGCCCAACACAGGATCCCCGCTCGTGTGGTATACTTCTCTGCAGACGACCTTGAGACGAGGGAGTTCCCACTAGAGGACTACTGGTACGAGAGGGCGTGGCGTGTGCTAGAACTGGCACACAAATTCAGGGAAGCGGATAGGATTCCACCACGGATTCCTGGCGCGACCGAAGGACGAAAGTATCCATGCGGATACTGCAAGTTCCAGACCGTGTGTCTGGGAGAGGAGAGGACAAATGGCAAGTAGTTCCATTCACAAGAAACTGTCAGAAGTTCTGACGGCTGTCGGCTACATTGAGAAGTCAGGGACTAACCAGTCTCAAGGCTACAAGTATGTGATGGCAGCGCAGGTAGCAGACAAGGTACGAGAGGAACTGTCCAAGCGTGGGCTATCCATTGTGCCTGCCACCGTTGACGTGATTGAATCCACACAGACCATCAGTGGCAAGCAGTCGCTTGTGACATTGAAGGTGACGTGGCGTATCACGGACAGCGAGACTGGCGAGTTCGTAGAGTTCCAGTCCATCGGATCAGGTTCCGATAGCACCGACAAGGGTGTGTACAAAGCACAGACTGGCGCACTCAAGTACGGACTTCTCATGGGCTTCCTCATCCCTACGGGTGATGACCCAGAGCATGAAGGCGGCGACCGATTGGTTGAGGCTGCCAAGAAGATCTTCGCAGAGGACAAGCCTGTTGCTGCGAAGAAGGCACCCGCGTTTGATCCAAGCGCGATTGAGTTCTAAGAAGGAGGACAACAATGGACCGTATTGATATTTGGGTAAGCGATAAGAAGGCACCGACCCGCAAGGTCACGAAGAACGGCACGAACGTCATGGAGTTCTATGGCTCGTGGCAGTCAGAATCCTACGACGCATGGCTTGCCGCAGGCAAGACAGGCGCAGCGCCTGAGCGCTACGTGTATGTCAATGTCAGCGTCTTTGACGAGGGCTTGATGGCGCACGTAGAAAAGATCTATGCGAAGGTCACGTCGGCAGAGACGCGCGACCCTCGCCCTCATGCACACCTCATCGGCAAGTGGCGACAGGGTGGGTCACGAGAGGTCAACGGGAAGTCATACGCTGACTTCACTGCGAACGAAGTTTCGCCGCTGCTCTTCCACGCTAAGCAGATGAACACATAAATGGATGCCCGTAAAGGACGACTCAATCGGTCAAGGGGCATCTCCTTTGAGCGAGAGATTGCGAAAGCAATCGGCGGTCGCAGGACAGGCATGTATGGCGGGAAGGACGACGTAGCCAGTAGTGAACTAGTCGCTCAGACCAAGTGTGGAAAGATGTTTCCTGAACGCTTGTGGAACTGGCTCGTGTCCGTCCCAACCAAAGCAGACCAGACGAAGGCTCTTGTTATCGGTGATGCCCCAGGCGCTGGGACAAAGCGACGAGTGCTGATCGTCATGGAGTTTGAAGATTTCAAGAGGAGGTATCTAAATGCCACCGAAGAGGACTGAGATCCAAGAGATCACAGTAGATTGGCTGAAGGCGTTCTCGTTCCACGTAGCGGTTATCCGTGAGGCACGAGGGCTAACGGACAAGCCAGATTACACACAGGAGATTGAGCATGAAATCGTTAAGCAGGCTCTTCAAGCCACGGAAACGACTATCGGAAAGATCAGGTACCCATAATGGCGACGAATCCAGACTCAATAGAAAGAGATCCAACGCCTATTCAGCAGGTGATCAAGAGAGTCAAGAGTACGAGTTCTTTGTACGGACGGACGCTCCTGCTAGCCACTATTGCAGGCATCATAAGCACAGCCCAAGACCCGCTGGGTCTGTTCGGGTGCGCCCTAGTGGTAGCCTACGCAGCGACAGAGGCGAGGCGATGATTCGCGATTACCAAGCGTTCGTGAATACAACAAGCGGAGCATACAAGGAGTTAACACGTGACGATGGAAGAATTGCGGCTGCTGCTCTGGGTCTCGTTGGAGAGGCGGGAGAAGCGTCTGAGATCATCAAGAAAGGACTATTCCACAGGCATGGGATGGACTACACCAGTCTCCATAAAGAACTCGGTGATGTCCTATGGTATGTTACTGAACTGTGCAACGCGACGGGCACAACCCTTGAGCAAGTCATCAGCGGTAACATTGCCAAGTTAAGTGAGCGCTACCCAAATGGGTGGACGGCTCAGAAGAGCATTGCCCGTGAGGACGAACGCCGCTGAAGCGGCGGTCGCTCACCTTACGACAATGGTAGGGCGACCGTCGGATCCCAATTATAGGAAGACGATTGTCCGCATGCTACACTCAGGCGCTCTGCCCCATGACATCATGGCGGCTGTGAAACTGGGGGTAGAGATAGCGATTGATGCTGTTCAGGCAGAGATCGCGAAGGAGGAACATAGTGTCAAACGCACTGACTAGGCAAATCATTGCCATGAAAGAGGAAGGCAAGTCCTATACTCAGATCGGCAAAGTTGTCGGCATGAGCAAGGACGCAGTTCAGAAAGTCTATAAGCGATATCTTGAGGATGATGGCAGCGCCATCACCGCATCCAAGTTGCCGCCATCCATGTCGGCAAGCAAGTCCCCGAAGGGATACATCGGACCGACGATTGCCTTCTACGATATTGAGACGACCTACTCCGCATGGAGTCGCATCCTCTCGGTATGTATCGTAGATGGATTCGGTAACCTAGAAGTCTTCCGACTTGACGATCCGAAGTACGCAGGGGAATCGTGGACCGATGACTCGGTACTGGTGAAGGCGGTCAAGGAAAGCCTTGAAGGATATGACATTATCCTTGGATGGAACAGCAAGTTGTTTGACTTGCCTATCATCAACGCCCGACTCCTTGCCTCAGGGCAGGAACCGTGCGATCCGTTGATGCACATTGACCTGATGTACAAAGCGACTGGCTCAGCCGTTCGCATTGGTCGCAAGTCATTGGACAACGTGTCCAAGTACTTTGGCGTGGAGAACAAGAAGACTCCGCTTGATCCAAGGATCTGGGACCGTGCCGACCACGGAGACAAGGAAGCCTACGAGAAGATCATTGAACACAACATCGCTGACGTATATGTCACGCGAGATGTGTATGGAAAGTTGAAGCGGCTTGTCCGCAACATTCATAGGGGTGGATGATGAACGACGTATTGAATCAGTTTGTGGTGGAGACTGTGATCCCGATTATCGTATCGGTGATCTCGGCATTCGTCCTGCTGATTGTCCGAAACCTTAATACATGGATGAAGGCACGGCTCACCAATGAGCAGTACGCCTTTGCCCAGAGTTTGGTGAAGGCTGCAGTCAGCGCTGCGGAGCAGTACGCTGGCAGTGGTGAAGGCGAGACTAAGAAGACGCTCGTCTTGACCGCAGTAACTCAGGCGCTACAGGAGCGCGGAGTTAAGATCAGCCCACAGGAACTGGACATCCTCATTGAGGATACCGTAAGAAAGGATCTCGCGAAGTAACCTGCTATACTTCGCGCTAACTGAGCCGTCAGGGTCGTCCTCCCCTGACGGCTCCTACATTTCCTGATCGGAAATGAGGAGAAAGTGCAGGCGTAAATCCCGCTCATCAATGCGGGTAACGTAGTCTTCCTGCCAGTCTATGTAGCGGAAGATGGCTTCCTTAGTTTCCCTTTTGCGCAAGCGCTTGTAGAAGTGCGGCAACTGCCGCTGCGATACTGGTCGCAATGCCAGCCTTCCACTTCCCTGAGAGATCGGCTTCAATCTTTACCTCCCGCGCAATGGCTTGCGCTACTTCAACTTCACGCAACCGCTCGTCAATCTTGGTAAGACGCTCCGACATTTCCTTGAGGTCCTCGCGTAGTTCAGCACGTAGTTCCATAAT